CCTTTATATACACTAATTGAAAAAACGTGGCTTTTTTTGGAATAAATCAATAAAACGAGTTAAAACAAGCTAAAACGAGTTAAAACGAGATAAAATAAAACAAAAGCCTGAGAGAGGCGACAGAAAGGGGCATATAATGCAGGAAAATAAAACAGACTATCCGTTTATAAATATAAACGAGCTAAAACCTTATGAGAATAATGCAAGGCTACATCCTCAGGAACAAATTGACAAGATAGTTAATAGTATTAACGAGTTTGGGTTTATTACCCCCGTTATTATAGACGAGAATAACACTATATTAGTAGGACACGGGCGGACGGTGGCTGCAAAGCGAGCAGGGCTTACACAAGTACCATATAGGCGTATAACTAACCTTACCGACGAGCAGAAACGCGCCTATATACTAGCAGACAACAAGCTAAGCGATATAGCGGAGTGGGACGAGGAACTTTTAAAAATAGAATTAGAAAGCATAAGCCTAGATATGACGGCTTTTGGCTTTGATGATTTTAATATAGACATAGACGAGGAATATTTAGAAACAGTAGAGGACGAAATACCCGAAGCACCCGAAGAACCAAAGGCGCATCTAGGAGACCTTTATAAGTTGGGAAATCATAGACTTATTTGTGGAGATAGTACAGATGTTATTGTTATTGATAGGCTTATGGATGGAGTAAAGGCTGATATGGTGTTTACTGATCCTCCATACGGAATGAAGAAAGAGAAAGAGGGCGTATTAAATGACAACCTCAACTTTGATGATTTGCTCGATTTCAATCGCCAATGGATACCGCTGACATTTGGAGCAGTGAAAGATAACGGCTCTTGGTACTGTTGGGGAATTGATGAACCGCTGATGGATATTTACAGCAATATCTTGAAGCCGATGCAGAAAGAAAACAAGATAACGTTTAGAAATCTTATAACGTGGAAAAAAGAAAACGACAATCCGACTATGCTATTCAACGGAGCTTGTTCATCGAACAATCGCAGTTATTACACTAATGAAAAGTGCCTTTTCGTGATGTGCGGAGTTCAAGGAATCAACAACAATCAAGACAATTATTTCGAAGGATGGGAGCCCATCAGACAATATTTGGTCGGAGAAGCTGAGAAAGTCGGACTGACTCCGCAAAAATTGCAAGAAATAACGGGCGTTGGAATGTATTCGCATTGGTTCGGAAAATCTCAATTCGCTTTTATAACTGAAGAGCATTACAAGGAACTGCAGAACTATTTCAAAAACGACGCTTTCAAAAAGGAATACGACGCTTTCAAAAAGGAATACGACGAACTCAAAAAGGAATACTACTCTACAAGGGCATACTTTGACGGGACACAAAATCAATGTATCGACGTTTGGGTTCATGACGTAACGAGTCAGGAAGAAAGAAAATTCACAGGAAATCATGCCACGCCAAAGCCGATAGCCTTATGCAGTAGAGCGATAAAGAGCAGTAGCAGAGAGGGCGAGATTGTTCTTGATGTATTCGGCGGTAGTGGTAGCACACTAATAGCCTGCGAACAGTTAAACCGTAAATGTTATATGTGCGAGTTAGAACCTAAATATGTGGATGTAATAATAAATCGGTGGGAAACTTTGACGGGGCAAAAAGCAGAACTTATAGAAAGGAGTGAGTAAATGGCTAAGAAATCATTAAACGAGCAGGCGAGCGAAATTTTAAAAATAGCTGAGGCTAACGGGGTGCAGACAAACTTCTTTTTTGTTACGACCTTTAAGAGATACCAAGTGCAAATAAACATTCTAACGGAGCTTGAAAAGGAAATAAACGACGAAGGGACAACCGTAAGCAAGGAATACGTTAAGGGGCGCAAAAACCTATACACAAATCCCGCTATAAATGCTTACAACAGAACCACGGACTCAGCGAATAAGACGGTAACAACACTGTTAAAGATTGTGCAAGGTTGGAAGAAAGAGGATAATAAGCAGGATGTAGACCCACTTATGGCGATTATAAACGGCGGTGGTAAGATTGACTAAGGCTTATGAATATTGCAAAAAAAATATCAGAGCAAAAACAACACCTAAATACGTACGGAAACAAATGCGCCAGTATATGCGCATAGAAGAGGGGAAAGATAAAAAGTATGTATTAAATGAGTTTAGGTATGAGCAAATAGAGGCTATATTAAAGCTTTTAATAATGCCTAAGGGGTTAAAGGCAGGACAGACCCTCTTTGAATGTACTACGGGCTATCAATGGCTTATATATACGGCGGTACTTTGTACCGTGTACCGAGATAACCCAGAGCGCAGACGGTACGAAACTTGTATTTTAGAGATTTGCCGAAAGAACTTTAAGACTTACACGGTAGGGACTCTGTTTATAATTCTATTTATTACAGAGCCGAACTTTAGCGAATTTTATTCAGTTGCCCCTGATGGAAAACTATCAAGGGAAATAAAAGAGGCTATCACTAAAACTATTAAAAGTAGTCCGCTTATATATGAGTATAAGGGAGTTAAAAGGTTTAAGCTATTGAGGGACTACATAGAGTTTATTGCAAAAGAGAGCAAGTACACGCCGTTAAACTACTCAAATAGTAATATGGACGGAAAACTTCCCAATGTATATTGTGCGGATGAGGTTGGAGCGTTGCCCAATACGTACGCAATTGAGGCTATGCAATCAGGACAGTTAAACATATTAAACAAACTAGGTTTTATTATATCGACTAAATACCCCACTATTGACAATCCTATTGAAGAGTATGACGCCTACGCCAAAAAGGTTTTAGATGGCATCATAAGCGACGAAAGTATATTTGCATTGCTATATATTCCCGACAATCCCAAAAAATGGGAGACTGACGACTTAGTGTTGAAGCAATCAAACCCCGTAGCCTTGGAAGTCCCTGAAATATGGGACGACCTACTTAAGAAAAGGGCTAAGGCTATAGCCATGGAAAGCGCACGGGAAAATTTTGTAACGAAACACTGCAATATCATATACCAAGGAGCAGGAACAGAGACTTACATTGATGTTAAAGAAGTGCAAGCCTGCAAGGTTAAAGAGATAGAATGGGAAGGGCGTGTGGTATACCTTGGATTAGACTTATCCGAAACCAACGACAATACAAGCGTGGCTATGGTTAGTGTTGACGACTCTAATAATATATTGGCAGATGTGGTGGCGTTCCTTCCTGAGGGGCGGATTGATGAAAAGAACGCTTTTGAGAAAATAGACTATAGGGAGTTTATAAGGACCTGCAAGGCTATAGCCTGCGGAGATAAGGTTATTGATTATGCCGTAGTTGAGGACTTTATTTTGAGCATAGAGGAACGCTACAAAGTGCAAGTGCAGGCGGTAGGATATGACCGTTACAATGCTTTAAGTACGGCACAGAAGTTGGAGCGAGCCGGGTATAACACCATAGAAATTAGGCAGCATTCGAGCGTATTACATCCGCCTACAAAGTTACTAAAAGAAAAAATATTGAGTGGCGAGTTTCAGTACGAAGAAAATAAGCTATTGGAGATCAATTTTCAGAATGCCCGTTGTACTTATGACACCAACAAAAATTTATACGTAAATAAAAAGAAGTCCAAGGGTAAAGTTGATATGATAGTGGCTTTGATTAATGCGGTCTACTTATTGGAGCAAGATTATTTCTTAAACAACATGGACTTTACAATCCAAGTATTATAGGTTATAATAATAATCAATTAATAAGCCTCCCAAATATTATAATATAAATAAATTCAAACAAGGGCGTCTAGGTTTCTAGGCGTCTTTTTGTTTTGAAAATTTTTTTAATTTTTTTCAAAAAAGTGTTGACATTTATATAATATAGGTGTATACTTATAACAGAAGTTAAGAAAAGAACACACAAAGAAAGGATAAGGTGGTAAATATGTATGAAGTAGTTAAGGTAGTTAAGGGTTACGAAATTAAGAGAATGAAAGGCACTAGGGGCTCTTATCATGTAAACGTTAGAGAGGGTAAAGGCTATAGAGAGTTTCACACATTTAGGACTATAAAAGCTGCTACAGAGTTTATCGAGAAAACATTATAAATTTTATGGCTGAGCTAACGGCAAGACGGGCAGAAAGGTTAAGGTGATTAATATGAGAACATATGAGGTGGATTTTTTAGACAAGACAAACGGAGCTACAAGTACTATTGATGTTATTGAAGTTGAGGAAGGTTACACACCACAAAATTATATTGAGGATTGTGACAGTAACGGAAATGCCTTGCATGACATCCAGGGGGGAAACGATTTTGAGATAATCTTTCATGAAATAAAAGAAGGGTGGGAGTAAGAGATGGCAAGTAAAGCGCAGGTGAGGGCGTCGGCGAAATACGACGCCAACCACACAAAACAAATAAAAATGAAACTGAATTGTGAAACCGACAAGGACATTATTGAGAAATTGGAAAGTGTGGGGAATAAGCAAGGATATATAAAAGAGCTAATAAGAAAGGACTTAGAAAGTAGATAGACTTTCCTTTTTACCATCCAAAAAGAACGAGAGAGCCAATAGGCTCTCTTTTTTTGTGTAGAAAAAAAATAGGAATTTTTAGACAAAAAACTGTGATATTGTTAAAATTAGAAAACTTTAGGAAAGGGGGACGCTATGGGCTTTTTAGATTTTTTTAGGAAACGAGACACCCAGGTAGACGCCTCTACAGTGAACGACGTACTACTAAGAGCAATACTAAACGGGGAAGAAATAAAGCGAGAAGATGCGTTGACCCTGCCTGCGGTAAGTGGAGCGGTTGATTTTATCAGCTCAACAATAGCAAGCATGCCCGTTAAGTTGTACAAATATAAAAAGGGCAAAGTTGAAGAGCAGGACACGGATACAAGGGTGAAAATGCTTAATGTGGACACTGGGGACACCTTAAACGGCTATCAGCTAAAAAAGGCTTTAGTTGAAGACTACTTGCTAGGAAAGGGCGGTTATTGCTACATAGAGCGAGAGCGAAACGAAGTTAAGGCCCTTAAATATATTCCTGAGGAATTTATAAATATTTATAGAGACCCCAACCCATTAGACAAGTATTTTACAATTTTTTGCTACGACCAAGAGTTTCAAGCTTTTGAATTTATCAAATTGCTAAGGAACACCAAAGACGGAGCTAGTGGAGTGGGATTGTGTCAAGAGGTAGCCAAAGCACTTGAGACCGCATACAATATGCTTAAGTATCAACTCATGCTTGTAAAGGGCGGAGGAAATAAAAAGGGCTTTATTAAGTCACAAAGGAAATTGGGACAAGAGGAAATTGACTTGCTTAAGGCTGCATGGCAGAATCTTTACGCAAACGACCAAAGCAACGTCGTTGTTCTAAATAATGGTTTGGAGTTTCAGGAAGCAAGCAATACAAGTGTAGAAATGCAATTAAATGAAAATAAAAAGACCTTGCAGGATGAAATAAACAATATTTTTCACATAAGCGGAGACTATTACGAGACCTTTAAAAAAGCAATTTATCCAATAGTCAAGGCCTTTGAGACCGAGCTAAACCGTGTTCTTTTGCTAGAGAAAGAAAAGGGCAAATACTATTTTGAATTTGATGTAAAAGAGATTGTACGAGCCAATATTAAAGAACGATATGAGGCGTATAAGATAGCCAAAGAAATTGGCTTAAAGACATTAAACGAGCTCCGCAGGGATGAAAATCTAAACGATATAGAAGGCTTGGACGTAGTAGACTTTGGACTGGGTAGCGTGCTTTACGATATTAATAAAAAAGAATATTACACCCCAAATACGGGAGATGTAAAAGGTGGCGACGTTTCTGTTACTGAGGACGGAGACGAAAATATATCATATACCGAGCATATACCAATATAGAAAGGGCTTAAGCTATGTATACTGTATATATGCACGTTACACCAAGTAAAAAGATATATATAGGAATAACAAGACAAAACCCCGTTAAAAGGTGGCTTAATGGTAAAGGCTACCAAGGGCAAGAATATTTCTATAACGCTATCTTAAAGTATGGTTGGGATAATATAGAACATAAAATATTATATACGGGGCTAACCAAGGAAGAGGCGGAAGAAAAGGAAATAGAGCTAATAGCACAGTATAAGAGCAATGTAAGAGAGTATGGCTATAATATCCAAAATGGCGGGAGCGCTACGGGCATGTTTTCAAAGGAAACTATAGAAAAGATTAGAGCTGCGAATTTAGGAAAACACCACACCAAAGAGACTTGTAAAAAACTAAGCAAATTACAAGCCGACAGATGGAAAAACGAGGAATACAGAAAAGAACAGATAGCTAAAAGGGTAGGCGTTGAACCTTGGAATAAAGGGAAGAAAACACCAAAAGAGGTAAAAGAAAAACTAAGCCTTGCAAAGTTAGGAAAATATAAAGGCGCTAACCATTGGAATGCTAAAAAAGTAAGAAACGTTGATACGGGAAAAGTTTATAACTCTTTAAGCGAAATAGCCGAAGAGTTAAGCAAAAAAAATGCAAGTCACATTGTAGCCGTATGCAAAGGCAAAAGGGCGAAAGCTTACGGCTATAAGTGGGAATATATAGAAAGTGAGGGCAAATAATGAATATAAGAGTAAGAGGCGACACCGTAGAACTAGAGGGGTACGTGAATGCTATCGAAAGATTGAGCAAACCTTTAAAAGACCGCTTAGGCGAGTTTGTGGAGCGCGTAAAAGTAGGAGCGTTCAGAAGAGCGCTAGAGCGTGCAGACGACGTGCGTATACTTCTCAATCACGAGTGGGACAGAGACTTAGGCGGAATTAAAGACGGCAACCTAGAGCTTAACGAAGACGCTATAGGCTTACACGCAAGGGCGATTATTAAAGACAAAGACGTAGTAGAGCAGGCACGCAAGGGCGACCTTGTAGGTTGGAGCTTTGGCTTTATAGATAGAGACGTAGAGCAAGGCGAAGAAAACGGCATGACCGTAAGAAACGTTAAGGATTTAGACTTATACGAGGTTAGTCTAATAAATCGCTCTAAAGTACCCGCTTATGATGGGACGCTAGTGGCGGTAAGAACTGCGGACGATAAGAGTTTGAATATAAGCGAAGTTATCGAAAGCGAGTTAAATTTAAGGGTTGAGGAAGAGCAACCCACTAACAAGGATAATCACGCGGACGAAAAAAAAGGCGCGGTTGATTATACAAAGTACAAAGAAATTATAGCAGACATGAAAGGAGAAAATTAAGCTATGAATTACAAGGGATTAGTTGAAAAGAAAAATGACTTAATCACACGTGCCGAGGCTATTATTAACGACGCAGAAACAAACAAGCGTGAGTTAACAGATGACGAGGCACAGGAATTGGCAGAAATTAGAGACGACGTTAGAAAGATTAAAGAGGCTCTTAAGATTGCGGATGAGATTAAGGACGAAAAGAAAGAACTTAAGGAAGATGCAGCAGAAGAGCAGGCTGAGGCAGACAAGGCAAAAGAAGAGGCAGAAAAGGCAAAGGATGAGGAAAGAGCTTTTGACGCCTATGTAAGGGGCATTGTCTTGAATGAGAGGGCTAACCTTACTAAGGCGGCTAATGGTGCGGTTATTCCTACAACAATTGCAAACAAAATTATTGCGAAAGTTTACGACATCTGCCCGATTTTAGAGCGCTCGACAAAGTACAATGTTAAGGGTAAGTTAGTAGTACCTTTTTATGATGAGACTAGCAATGCCATCACCGTTAACTATGCTACAGAGTTTGAGGAACTTACTAGCAACGTAGGTTCTTTTGATAAGATTGAGTTGGACGGCTTTTTGGCAGGAACTTTAACACTTATTAGCCGTTCCCTTATCAACAACTCGCAGTTTAACTTAACAGACTTTATTGTTGAGCGTATGGCTTATGCTATTAAGAGATTTATTGAGGACCAGTTATTGAACGGATACACGGGAACAGGTGCATCTAGTGGCGTGGTTGGACTTTCGACTCTTAGCAATAGCATCACGGCAGCCGCTACAACCGCAATCACTGCGGACGAAGTAGTAAGACTTCACGACAAAATCAAGGACGACTTCCAGGGGAACGCAATTTGGATTATGTCCCCAGCTACAAGAACCGCCCTTAGAACTTTGAAGAGTAACACGGGCTATTATTTGTTAAATGATGATATTTCAACACCATTCGGAACAAGCTTACTAGGTAAGCCGGTTTATGTATCCGACAATATGCCTGACATGGGAGCAGGAAAGACCGCTATTTACTACGGAGATATGAGAGGCCTTGCGACTAAGTTTAGCGAGGAAATGACTATCGAAGTGCTTAGAGAGAAATACGCTACTCAGCATGCAATCGGTGTAGTTGGATGGTTAGAGTTTGATGCAAAGGTAGAGGATGCACAGAAAATTGCTAAGCTTGTTATGGCAGCGTCTTAATATTAAAGGGGGCTTAAGCGTATGAAGTATAAAGCACGCGTAAGCTTTGGCGGTAAAGTGTCTATGGGCGTTGGAGAGGTTAAAGACATTTCCGACGTTAACATAGCTAAAGACCTTTTGAAGGCGGGTTATATCGAAGAGGTAAAGCCCGCCGAAAAGGCTAAAACCGTTAAAGATACAACAAATAAAAAGCCCACGAGCAGGGCGAAGAAAAGCGGGGGTAAATAAACCCCAAAAGGGGGTTAACCTATGAACGCAATCACAAAAGTTAGCGAAATAACGGCGCAGGATGTAGCCGAATACTTAAGGATAGCGGAGCTTACTGAGGAAGATGAGAATTTTATAACATCAACAATAAGCGTGGCTATAGACTATATACTTAAGTATACGGGCATAGAGGATGCTGAATCGCTAGACAATTATAACGATATGGTTATAGTAGTTTTTGTACTATGCCAAGATATGTATGATAATAGAACTATGTACGTCGATAATAGCAACCTTAATAGGGTTGTAGATAATATTCTAGGCTTGCACCAAAGGAATTTATTATGAGAAATGCAGGGAAATATAAAAGGCGAATAGGCATATATCGAATAACACGAGGTAAGGACTCGGAGGGCTTTCCTGCGGACGTCGAAACCTTGGTTCTTTCGGCTTATGCTGATGTTAAAACGACTAAGGGGTTTACTCTTATAGTTAACAACACAGACTATGAAAAAGCACTGACAAGATTTACAATTCGATACCCTCAAACTAAAATAACTTATGATATGTATATACTTTTTAATGGCAAAAAGTATAGCATAGAATATATTAACAATGTGGATGAGGCGAACGAAGAGTTGGAGCTACAATGTAAGGAAGTGACCCACTAATGGCAAGGTTTAAGGCGGAACTCCCAAATGATATTATAAAGGAAGTTGATAAGCTAGAAAAAAATACTCATAAAATGCTAGGGGAAATGACAAAGGCAGGAGCGGAAACGGTACTCCAACAAGTGCAAGGTACCGCCCCCGCAGGTCTTGGAAAGTATGCAAAAATAACTCGAGTGTATGACACTCCGAGTGATGGCGCAGTAAATACAAAGGTTTACTTTTCGGGCTATTTGCCTTTTAAACCACCACGTACCAAATTTTCAAGGGGGAACGGCGGAAGGAAAAACCAAGTATATACCACTACAAAAGGAATACCTGCGGACTTCCTGGCGAATGTTTTTGAGTATGGAAGAAGTACAAGCCCATTTCCCAAAAAGCCCTTTTTTAGAAAAGCATTTAACAAGCGCAGAATTGAAAGTGCTATGCATAAGGTCCAAGAAAAGTATATTAAGTAAGGGGGGTATCCAATGTTTAATTTTAATTATGAAATAGAAACACTTTTAGAGGATATAGGGGTCCCCGTGGCGTTTATGTTTTACGAAGGCGACGCCGACACTTATATTACTTATATGCAGGCATACAAAGAGGGTGCGATTGCAGGAGATGACAAGGTGATAGGGTGTATTCAATATTATGATTTTGACATATATAGCAAAGGTAATTATTTAGATTTAGTTACCCGATTAATTGAAACTTTAACGGCGGGGGGATGGACTTATTCACCCAGTCGAGACAGTCCCGACCAATACGAAAGGGACACTAAATTTTTTCACAAGACAATTTGTTTATGCAAAGAAAGCGAGGTAGAAGAAAATGGCTAATATTGGTTTGACTAATATTTGGTATAGTCCACTTACAGAGGCGGCAGACGGTACGGCTTTATATGCAGGGGCTAAACAGTTGGGGAAAGCGGTTAGTTGTTCAACATCAATCACCAACAACGAGGCTAAGCTTTACGGGGATGACGCTCTGGCAGAAAGTGACACAAGTTTTGCAAGTGGTACAATCACTTTAGGCGTGACCGACGACGACGACACAGTGTTTGCTGAGTTGTTAGGACATACACTTAATGAGAGTGGCGAAGTAATTAAGACTGCAAGCGACGCTCCTATTTATGTAGGCGTTGGGCGTATTGTTACTAAGATGGTGAATGGGGCTTATAAGTACAAGGTTGAGTTTTTGTACAAGGTTAAGTTTAGCGAGCCATCACGAGACGAAAACACAAAGGGAGAAAGTATTGAATTCGCCACTCCAAGTGTTGAGGGTATTATTTCAACACTTGACGACGAAAAAAACACTTGGAACAAGTCAAAGACCTTTAATACTAAGAGTGACGCATTAATCTATTTACAGAATTTAATGGCGGCAGCAGGCGAGACTTACAGAATTACTTATGACCTTATGGGCGGAACGGGAACTGTTGAGGATGAGACAGTTGAAGCAGGCTCAAGCGTTACTCTTAAGGATGGCACAAATATAACACCACCTGAGGGCAAGACTTTCCTTGGATGGGCTACAAATACAAGTGCAACAACTCCAAATGTAACAAGTCCATACACACCGAGCGGAGACGTGACACTTTATGCAGTATATGCAGACTAATTAAAATAAAGCAATTAGGGCGGAAGCTTTCCGCCCTTTTTGTGAATAATAAGAATATTATAAAAGGGGGCTTAAACTATGGCACGAAAGAAAGCGGATAAACAGACTATTAAACATAAGGGCAAGGACTACGAGCTAGTTTTTAACCTTAATGTTATGGAAGAGATACAAGAAGAGTATGGAAGTGTTGAGGCGTGGGGCGAATTATTAGAGGGTACTGACGAACCGAAAGCAAAAGACGTAAAATTCGGATTTACTGAAATGCTTAACGAAGGAATCGACATCTACAATGAGGAACACGAAGACAAAAGAGACTTTTTGACACCTAAGCAAGTAGGGCGTATACTATCAGATATAGGACTTGAAGAAGTAGCTAAAAAGCTCAGAGAGACAGTTGTTGAGAACACAAAAAGCGACGAAAAAAACTAATCATCCACGACGAAGTAAGCGACCCAACTATTGACTTTGCGTGGTATAGATTTATAGGTCGCACTAAATTAAAATACACAAATAAAGAAACAATGAGGCTTACGTTAAGAGAGTTTAAGGCAGAATATGAGCTTTATAAGAATGATTTTGATTATGAATTATTGCTAAGGGCTACCAATACGACTTATGAAAAGGCTAAACTTAAAGCACGGCAAGCCGAAGAATGGTTCTAACAAGGGGGTGAAAGAATGGCTTTTGGTGGAAGTGTAAAGCTGACGGGAGAAAGTGAATACAAAAAAGCCTTATCTAACATAAAAACAAGCTTAAAAGAAGTTAGTAGCGAAATGAAGTTAATGAGCGCACAGTTTCAGAGTAGCGAGAAGGACACCGCCGCCTTATCCGCAAAGAGTGCGGACTTGTCAAAGAAACTTACCGTTCAAAAGCAGGCATTAAATGACCTTAAGGCAAGTTATAACGCTATGTCTGCACAATACGAAAATCAGAAGAAAAAGACGGCAGACCTACAAAAGAGCTATGACACGGAAAAGGCTAAACTTAATCAAATAAAAGCAACTCTTGGAACATCATCAAGTGCCTACAAGGAGCAAGCGGGGGTTGTTGACGCTTTAGAAAAGGAATTAAAAGAGAGTACAACCGCCCAAAATGGAATGGCTACAAGCTTAACAAAAATGCGCACTCAGATAAACAATACAGAGACGAGCATTGTTAAGTCTGAGAATGCCCTTGACAAAATGAATGAGGAACTTGACGAAGTCGACGACAACACCGACGAGGCAGGCAAGGGGCTAAAAGATTTAGGGGATGACGCAGAGGGCGCAGGAAAAAAGTTTGGAGCATTAAAGAGCGTAGCAGGTGCAGGGCTTAAAGCCTTAGGGGCATCCCTTGCGGCAGCAGGGGCAGGGGCAATCGCAATAGGCAAGGCGGCAATCAAAAACTACGGCAACTATGAACAGTTAGTGGGTGGCGTTGAGACTCTCTTTGGCACAAATGGAAAGAGCGTTAAAGAGTACGCTAAAAGCGTTGGAAAGAGTGTATCAAGCGCAAAAGGAGAATATAGCAAGCTAGAAAAAGCCCAAAGCATAGTCACAAAAAATGCTAGTAACGCTTTTAAGACCGCAGGAATGGACGCAAATACCTACATGGAGACCGCCACTTCTTTCAGTGCGTCTCTTATATCCTCACTAAATGGCGATACAGTAAAGGCGGCAAAGGCGGCAGACAGAGCTATTACAGACATGAGCGACAACGCCAATAAAATGGGAACGAATATTCAAGATATTCAAAATGCTTATCAAGGTTTCGCGAAACAAAATTATACGATGTTAGATAATTTAAAATTAGGCTACGGCGGAACTAAAGAGGAAATGCAAAGACTTCTTGCAGACGCTGAGAAACTAAGCGGTCAAAAATATGATATTAAAAACCTTAATGACGTATACGAGGCTATACACGTTGTACAAACCGAAATGGGAATAACGGGAACTACGGCAAAAGAGGCGGCGTCGACTATTGAAGGAAGTACCGCAAGCACGAAGGCGGCATGGAGTAACCTGCTTACGGGGATGGCTGACGATAACGCCGACTTTGGGGGGCTAATAAAGAACTTTGTTGATAGTTTAGTAGCGGTTGCCAATAATTTCATACCAAGAATTAAAATAGTGATTAACGGTATAGGACAGTTAGTTGATGGGCTTATAAAGGAGACCCTGCCTATTATACTAAAAGAGATACCACCATTAATCAAGGACCTGCTGCCGGTTCTTATATCCTCAGTTGAGGGCATTATAAGCGGGGTAGTGGGAGTGCTGCCCGACTTAGTAAAAATAGTAGTTGATGTTATCCCTCAAATAGTGAACGGACTGGCTAAGTTATTGCCTCAGCTGATAAAGGCAGGTATGCAGATTATAGCTAATTTGATAAGCGGAATAGGGGAAATATTACCGCAACTGTTAACCACCATAGCGGGGCTTATTCCTCAGGTAGTGACCTTGTTAGTTGAAGGAATACCGCAGATTATAGAGGCGGCGTTTCAACTTTTAAACGGTATTGTAGAGGCGTTACCTCAGATTATAGACGCTTTAGTGGTGGAACTTCCCAAAGTAGTCACCACAATAGTTGACGTGCTTGTTGAGAGTGTAGATTTAGTTGTTGACGGGGCTTTGACATTGCTAAGCGGAATTATAAAGGCGATCCCTCAGATTCTAACCGCCTTAGTGCCTAGATTGCCTAAAATTGTCACGGCGATTGTACAAGGGCTGTTAAAATCGGCTAATAATCTTGTTAAGGGTGCGGTTAAGTTGTTAACGGGAATTATTGACGCTATCCCACTACTTATTAACGCCTTAGTCCCTCAAATTCCTAAAATAGTTAAAACTATAGTGGATGTATTGACTAAAAGTGTAGATATGTTGCTAAAAGGTGCTATTGAATTATTTGACGCAATAATAGACGCAATCCCAATTATAATTAACGCCTTAATCCCTCAAATTCCAAAAATAGTTAAGGCGGTAGTTGGCGCACTTATCCAATCGATACCTATACTATTACAAGCATGCGTTAAACTTTTTATGACTCTTGTAACGGGATTGGGTCAAGCGACCGTTAAACTTAATTCGGCGTTCCCTAAGATTATAAGCGGAGTAGTTAGTGGTTTAATATCCCCATTAAAAGAAAAATTTGGGGGCATGTGGACGGATATTAAAGAGAAGTTTAAGAACGTTCCAACTTGGTTTAAGAATACTTTTAGCACCGCTTGGACTAATATTAAAAATGTATTTAGTAATTGGGGTAGCTTTTTTAGTGGATTGTGGGATAAAATAAAGACCACATTTAGTAAGCTTGGAACAAATATAGCGGGTGCTATAAGCGGGTCTATCAAAAGCGGAATAAACGGCATAATAACAATGATACAGAATATTATTAACAAGGAAATCAAGCTAATAAATGGAGCTATTGGGCTTATTAATAAAATACCTGGCGTTAAAGTAGGCAAGGTAGGAGAATTAGAACTACCAAGACTTGCAAAGGGTGGTATTGTTGACAGTCCAACCATAGCAGAAATTGGAGAGCAGGGAAGAGAGGCTATTGTACCGCTTGAAAATAATAAGGGATGGATTAAACAGTTAGCCTCAGAGCTTAAAAATGCCATGATTGCACCATTAAGCGATATAACTAGAGAGGCAAATAATACATCTTTAAGCAATAACCAATATAATGAAATGGTAAGAGCCTTTAAGGATGCACTAAGCCAAATGAAAGTGGAGCTTGATGATGATGAAGTGGGGGCTTTCGTGGAACAGACAGTAAGCAATGCAATTTATACTTAAAAAAGGGGGCTAAAATGACACCATATATTATAATTAACGGGGTAAGCTCCAAAACTATAGACGGGCTACTCATTCAGAGCTTGCCACCTATTACAAAACCTAAAATTAGGACAGAAATAGAAGAAATAGACGGCAGGGATGGCGACATAGTTACTACTTTGGGCTATGCCGCCTATGATAAGCCACTAAACATAGGGCTAAAGGGCGATTTTAATATTGATGATATTATAAAATTCTTTAATTCAAGTGGAGAGGTTATTTTTAGTGATGAGTTAGACAAGGTTTATAGATTTGCTATCTATGACAGTATTGATTTTAACAAATTGATTAGATTTAAGACGGCAAATATTAACTTGCATGTCCAACCTTTCAAACATAGCGCAGATGAGCCACCTATAAAGTGGCGAACTACGGGGAGTGAAAGCGCGGCATATATACCCGTAAGAAATACGGGAAATGTGTATAGTAAGCCTAAAATAACCATAACGGGGGCTAATGATATTGAAGTATATGTGGGAGAGACTCAAATATTTAATATAGCCCTTTCGGCAGCAGGCGAAACAATTATAATTGATAGCGAGAAAATGAACGCCACGGACACCGAGGGGAACTACTTAAATAGGCAGGTTGTAGGAGACTACAGTAACTTTGTTTTTGCTGAGGGTGTAAACGACTTAAAAGTAACGGGACACCCCACAAGGGTAGTTATTGACAATTATAGTAGGTGGATATAAGGGGGCTTATTATGGTAAATAAACAAGATTTTTTAAATTCGATTAATCAAAATATTGATATGGTTAGGGGGGACACTTTAGCCTTTAACTTTCAACTTCACGGATTAGGAAGTAGGACAGAATATGAGGCGTTAAAGGTTAAGTTTTCGGTGGGCGAAGAAGTAGACGCAGGTCCCATTATAGAGGTATCAAATTATAATTATATTGATTTGGTTGAGTATAATGCGGGAAAGGATCTAGCTACTTTTAGTGTTTGCTTAGTGCCAAATATGACTAAAACTCTAGACCCTAACCGTTATTATTATGACTTGCAGATAGCAGATGATAACGACAATGTATTAACATTAATGCGTGGCAGATTAACAATTTTATACGATATAGCAATAGGAACATATTAGAAAGGGGGATATTATGAACGAAATTATTTTTAAAACTGCCCTTATCAAAGGAGCAAAAGGGGACACGGGAGAGACTGAGAGCATACCCCTTGACGGTGTTATAGCTTACGACGGGGACAGTATCCCCGACGGCTACGAAGAAACAGAAGCCCCAGGGGGCGGCGGTGGCGGTGGCGACTACTTGCCTTTAACTGGCGGAAACTTGACGGGAGATGTAAGCGTTAACTTATCAGGGGACGCAAGTAAGCCCTACATTAAAACGGACTATGAACATGGCGGACTACATATCGATTCAAAGAATGGCTATTCTGTAGATTATACAATTAAGAAAATAGTAAGGACGCAAACATCAAATACATATGAATATAACTACCCTGATAAGAGCGGAACTTTTGTGCTTGTTGATGACGATAATAATATAGACCTTGGAAACAACGCAATAGAAAGCGGTGTAAACTTTAGTGTGGCAGAGGGTCAAAATAACACTCTTGATGATAATTGGACATATGCATGTCATGTTGAAGGTGTTCATAACACGGTAAATAGCTCAGCAGCACACGCCGAGGGGCAGGATAACACGGCTATTGCGGACTTTGCACACGCCGAAGGCTTGAACAATTCATGCCGTGGAAAGGCTGCACACGTCGAGGGAAGTCAGACTTCAAGCACTAGTGAATGTGCGCACGCAGAAGGAATGGGAACTGTAGCAAGCGGTCACTCTTCCCACGCCCAAAACTACTATACAGTAGCAGGGTATAATTATCAAACCGCTATGGGACATGATAATGATAATAAGTCTACGAATCTGCTTGAGGTAGGCAATGGAACAAAAAGTAACAAGTCCAACGCCATGGAAGTAACGGCAGACGGTGACCTGCTTATCAAGAATGGCGGAGTAAGTCTATATGGCTTGGATGAGAATAAG